GCTATGAATTTTTACATCTTAAATAATGAAAAAAAACCTACCACCACGACCGAAACGGATGAAACCAAATCTCTCTGGAATAAATTAAATGAACTCACTTATCAATTACATACCAACAGTATTTCGGACAAGAAATCGGCGTGTTTTTGGTGTACGTGTGATTTTGATAATCCAGCTATTTTAATTCCCAAGTTTGAATTAAATAAGATATACCATTGTTATGGTTGTTTTTGTAGCCCCGAGTGTGCAACGGCTTACTTGTTTAAAGAATCCGTTGACACTTCTACCCGATTTGAGAGATATCATTTATTAAATCATATTTATTGTAAAATATACAATTATGAGAAAAACATAAAACCTGCACCAAATCCCTATTACACCCTCAATAAATATTATGGCAATCTCTCTATACAAGAATATCGCAAACTCTTAAAGAATGAACGCTTACTCTTGGTCGTAGACAAACCTTTATCTCGCGTATTGCCGGAATTACACGAGGATAATGATGATTATGTATTTAATTGTGCCACGATTTCCACGTCAAATAAATTCAAAATCCGCCGCAAAACAAAACAAACCAAGACGGACATTTTGACCGAAACCTTTAATATGAAAAACTAATAAAAACAGCACCAGCTGTTGCTTTTGTTTTTATTTACCGACAAATTGAGTTTTAGTACTGCCAATTTGACACAAATATGAAAAGACTGTTTAAATTTTTCTTCATAAAACCAAAAATCATAATTGTGGTCATCTTTATATTTATTGATTTTCGTCATAATATAATTATAAAATATGTCTAACAATTGCGACAATTCGGTTTCATTCTTTACGACATAAGATTCAGATAACATATTCATAATCAATAAAACTAATTGTGGTACGTTTTCGGGTGAAAAAGTGTTTGTATTTTTAATGATGGTCTCTATAAATTGGTCAACGGCACCCATAAAATTATTATTCCGTAGTATACATTCAAAAATAAATGTGGCATTGGTATTATCGGTCATACTTGTAGTATATAATAATATATAAATTTTTTTATATGTTATTTATTTGTTTTCATTTTGTTTTTTCATTTCGTAAGTTCTGGCAGCAGCATCCATCATTATCCGGATTTCTTTATAAATTTGCTGATTAACGGATACTGTAGTGCCTTTTTTTAAGTCCTTGGTATCTGCAGGCGCCATATATTCGCGAATGACTGCCATCACGTCATTATTATGCTCTTGTAATTTTTGGGTGGCAGTTTCTAGCGAATAATCCGTCTGGCGAAGAATCATATCTACATCCGCCATTTTATTATTATTATAATAAAGTATTTTCTAAATCATATTAAACGCATTTCATATTTTATATTAGATATGGACGAATTGTTCACACTAATTCAAACCGAAATAAAAGTCTTGTTAGAAAAACATTTGACACCGCATTTTAATCAAATGGAACAGGATCGGGCGAATATGACTATGATTGAAAATATATTAAGACAAATGCCTGAGTTTAAAAAATTAGAACAGGAAAATAGAACGCTAAGAGAACGGCTACCGGTAGAGCCTGTGCCTACTGTGCCTGTGCCTGTGCCTGCGCCTGCGCCTGTGCCTGTGCCTACTGCGGCTGACTGTATTAAATTGGAAATTGTTGAAAACCCCAAAAATGAAGCCCCAAATGAAAAAGAATTATATCAAGTGGCAAATCTATTACAAAATGTAGAAAATAAACCAACCTCTTTAATAGATGACGAAGTGGCAAGCGAAGCAAGCGAAGTAGAGGAAAGCGAAGTAGAGGAAAGCGAAGTAGAGGAAAGCGAAGCAGAAGCAAGTGAAGTAGAGGAAAGCGAAGTAGAGGAAAGCGAAGTAGAGGAAAGCGAAGTAGAGGAAAGCGAAGTAGAAGAGGAAGAAGAAGACGGGGTTGAAGGGGCAGAGCCCATAGAAGAAGAGGCAAGCGAAGTAGAAGAGGAAGAAGAAGACGGGGTTGAAGGGGCAGAGCCCATAGAAGAAGAGGCAAGCGAAGCAGAAGAGGAAGAAGACGGGGTTGAAGGGGCAGAGCCCCTAGAAGAAGAGGCAAGCGAAGCAGAAGAAGAAGAAGAAGAAGAGGAAGAAGCAGAAGCAGAAGCAAGCGAAGCAGAAGCAAGCGAAGCAGAGGCAAGCGAAGAAGAAGGAGAAGAAGAAGAAGAAGAAGGAGAAGAAGAAGGAGAAGAAGAAGAAGAAGCAGAAGACGGGGTTGAAGGGGCAGAGCCCCTCGGGGTTGAAGGGGCAGAGCCCCTCGGGGTTGAAGGGGCAGAGCCCCTTGAAGAGCCCCTTGAGGAAGAAGTTGACATTATTGAAATCAAAGGCCACGGCAAATTCTATGCCGCCAATACAGTTAATAGCGACATATATGCAGTGGATAGCGATGGCGAACCTGGCGACCAAGTCGGAAAATTTGTGAATAAAGTTGCTACGTTTTTTTAAACAAAAAATAATTTTTTCATTAGCTAAAAATTATTTTTATACACTTGCACTCATAGACCGCACCATATATTTTCGCAATTTAGAATGATTACGATACATATACATTGAAGTTAATACCACAAAAGCCGTTATAAAGAGCGAAAGAAAGACGACGGCAATGACAGGCATATTTAAAGTTTTAGGTGATGTATTCTTTTCGGGAATAATAATAAACGGTGGTGGCGGTGGCGCCAGTGATTTCAAAACCGTTATGGTGCCTTTTTGGTTGCGGTTACTGAAATTATTGTTGCGGGTAGACATAAACCGGTACGTGGTGTTTGTTGTGGCGTTTGTGGCGTTTATAGTAACATTTATAGTAACGTTTATTTTAAACAAGCGGCTATTAAAATAGACCGATGCATTATTCAAGAGAGCACAATTGCGCAGACTTTGCGTATTTTTAATTTGTAGTTGGTTAATCAGTTCCACCTCGGTAAAACAGTTTTCCGTTAATTGGCCCAGATAAGTAAACTGGTCTAGCAAATCCGCCGGCAAAAAAGACTGTGCCTGTGCCTGTGAATAATTTTGTACCTGATTATACCCGAAAAAATCCACAATTTCTACTAAATTACTGCGATCAGTACCGGCCCGTCCTTCCCCGTCGTTATTTTGCGGATTGAAATCGCTGCCGACCCACTGAAAATGGAGATAATCCTTCTCAAATACCGTGAGATTATTCGGCACGAAATCGTATTCAACACAATTCCGCACTTGCGCAATATTCCCGCGTTTCCCTTGGACGTTGATATTGTAAATATTGTCTGTCTGGGGCACTTGGCTTGGGCGTTCTTTAATATTAAACGTATAAGACCGGTCTTCAAACGTGCGCGGCAATTGGTCGGTGCTTAAAGCCAAGCGCACGAGGCGACCATTCACGTACACCGGCGGATCAGTTCGGTGCTTACCGTTCTGGCTTTTATCGGCAAACCATTCCAAATCCGCTGGCAGCGAGATGTTATAGCGAATCCGTAAGACGCAATTTTCTGCCGGTTGGCTCGGCAATTTCCAGCGAAAACTGCTTTCACTATGTCCTTCGTAGGTCACGCCTAACCGATTCACCGCCGTGTTGTTTATATCGGTACATAAAAAATTCGCGGGATTGTTGGTGTGATTTAAAAAATAGTCGCACATACTGGTATTGGACGTCATGACGGCAATATCCTGCCAGAATGCACTACCGTTGCCCCAATAAGGATAATAATCTCGCTCTTCGGGGCATTCAAATCCATACCGTTGGCCATTCGGATTTTGCCGGGTATAAATGGCCGATAAGCCGCGTAAGACTTGTTCAGCCGTGTATAAATTCGTGTCACGCGGACGCAATTTACACGCTTGATAAGATTCATAACTTTCGTGATAACCATATGTTTTATCGCGTAATAAGGTGTCTGATTGATTCAGGTCGGGTATCGTGCGGGTACATGTATTGCCTAGAGCGTTGATGGGAGCCCCGTTTCGGACCGCATCCCCACAACCATATTGTAGAATAATTTCGCACTGATTTTCTATGCCACACGCATGCTGCGTCGTAAAACGTATATCTAAATAGGAGCCCGTATAATAATTCATATCAAAACACGCCAAATCGGTATCTTGGCACGGCACGGCATACCCGCCCGCCCCATTATTTTGCGAATCAAATAAGCGATTGGCATTTTGGCGGTCATTGTTGCGCTCATCACACCGATTATTAGATCCACGAGGATTATGCATATAAACATCGCCGAATACTGGCTGAAAAAGCAAGAGTGTATATAAACACCTACGCCACAGATTTTTAAACATATTCTTGTATTATAGATACAAAAATATGTTTATATGATAATGATTTAAAAATTAATATATCACTATCATATATTATATGTATTGGCTGCTAGCTGCGTTTGTGGGTATACCAGTGGCAGTATATAAATTCATAAATTATTATTGTCCTGAAAAAGTGAATTCTTATGTATATAAAAGTGGCTGGAATACCTTAGAATTGATATCCCAATGTGAAATTTATGCCGAAAATACATATGATGCTGTAAAAGAGTATTTACCTGCCGCATGGCTAACCAAAAAAGCGTATGTGAAATGCATTAAAGGAGGCGAAGAAGTGGGCAACTATGAAATAAATGAATTTTTAGTAAGGAAAGCAAATGTGGCGGCGGAGGAAGCGGCAACGGCGGCGGCAGCGGCAGCAGCATCAGTGGCGGCGGCAGCGGCAGCAGCAGCAGAGTCGGATGAGGAAGCACCTGCTTCTGATGAGGCGGCAGCTGTGGTGGCAGATGAACAATTTAAAACTTTATTAAAAGAGACGGATTTTTTTCTTTATGAAATCCCGGCAACTGCCCGCGATAAAAAATACGATACCTATGTATTGCGGTATGACAATCCAATGGATATTGTAGAAATCAAGGAACAAACTGATTTATGCTCGGTAAAGTTCGATGTCATACGTTTTGAGTTTAAGAATTCGGTGCGTGTTTATAATATTAAATTTGAAAAACAGCAGTACATTATACCTGGAAATAGATTGTTTGACCGTGACTTTTTGAAATGGTATATGAAAACACAGCATAATTTAATCCTTAAGGAGGAAGATAAATATCTGATTTCTTTTATTGATCAAGAGATGAATTATGTTTCGTTTGATGAACATAGTTACATTTTAATTAAAAAGGATAGTTATGAACAAATGAATACCAAGGCATTTCAAAATAAGTTATTATAAACAAACAATATAAAAAAATTGATATCTATTTAATATATATGGCTAGTTCCATAACCCCCTCTCAAATGGAACCATCAAACTCTAGTTCTACCAACTACAAATTATATGATAAATGGACGCTGTGGGCACATTTGCCACACGACACGAATTGGACTTTTGAAAGTTACATTAAGCTTTTAACATTTAATAATGCACATGAAATAATAATGTTATTGGAAACTTTACCGGAAGAAATGATAACCAATTGTATGCTTTTCCTTATGCGGGATGGCATTAAACCGATGTGGGAAGATCCGAAAAATAAAAAAGGCGGCTGTTTCTCATATAAGATTAATAACAAAAGTGTAAGTTCAATTTGGAAAAATTTATCATATAGTTTAGTAGGCGAGAGTTTGACGGCAGATACAAAAGTGCGTCCGTGTATTAATGGTATCACTATTTCGCCGAAGAAAAACTTTTGTATTGTGAAAATCTGGCTAGCGAATTGCAATTATCAAAACCCCACCGTCATTGCGGATAATTTAGGCATTACTTCGCAAGGGTGTTTATTTAAAACACATATAGCGGGTTAAAATATAATAATTAATAAAAAATATTACTTAAAGACAATTCATATCTATAATATGTGTACTATATAATATGTGTGTAGTGTACGGTCTGACTGATAATGGGTTATCCTTTTAAGATTCCCCCCATCATCGCTTTCATTGACCGCACAGCCCGCCAGCTTATTATAATATGGAGTGCCTGTTGGTGTAATAGGTAGCACGCTTTATGGAATACAACAAATTGACCAGAACAATTTTCTGGTCTGATCGTATTCTATTATCCGCTTTATATGGGGAGATACAGGTTCGACTCCTGTACAGGCACAAAGTATTATATGAAAGTTGGTTCTTTTTTTCATATAATAATTCAAATACTTATAAAAAAATAAAAAAGGGTTTTTCCCTCCCTTTTTTATTTTTATATTTTTTTTTACAACA